ACTATTGGGATCAACTAGCATTTGAAATTTGGGTTGTTCCTCAATCCTTACGGGCTCCCAACCTTCTCTGAGTTTGGCAGATAGGTTACGTGGGTCAGCCTGGTTTAAAGATGAGACACGAATCCAACGATACGCATACCCAGCCTGTTTGTCGGGCTCAGGGAGTAATTCAGGCGGAGCCCAATGCGTAGGGCGCTCTACCTCAACTCGGGTATCTAATTCACGGGTCAGTCTGTTGTTAGCCATTTGAAGCCTCCAATTTTTGTTGTTCACGAGCGTACACTTCCGGACTTAAGCCTAGTTTTTTGATCAAGGCCATTTGTGACTGCTTTAACCGTACCTGTTTGGAGGACGTTGAGCGGGTCGCCGGAGCTACCACCGTACTTGGCTTCGCTTTCGGAGCTGTTTGGGGCTCTTTTTCTGGCTCAGCCTGACTACCTTCTTCCACAGTCTCAAAGTACTCTGGAAATTTTTTGCGCATTGTTTTGTCAATGTGCTTGAAGTACTGGTCTGAACCTACGACTTTTGGGCCGTACTCATCTACCAATTCTTCATGTATCCCTACCGCAAAATTGGACATGGCTTTTTTGGAACCATACCAAGGATTCTCATCCAACCAAGATTGCGTTTTGGCGTCAACCTTTGGCATTTGCTGCGATTGAGTTATTTGTACATCATTTTCTTCAGTTTGTAAAGCAGTAGGTTTAAATTGTTTTGCCTGTTGTGCTTTATATGTTGCTTCTGAGAGAGCGGTCTGTGCTTCAACGATGCGATCCGAATCACCAGACTCAAGCGCTTCTTTGTACTCCCGCTTAGCCATATTCAACGAAGTGTCGGCAGCGTTCTGAACAGTCTCAATGTAGGTCTTTTCACCAGCACTATATTGTGCTTTGAGCTTTTTGTTCTCTTCAATTACTTGTTTTGCTAGATTAATCGCCTCTTGTTGTTCACGTAAAGCGGCTTCTTTAGCCCGTCGCTCATCGTTCCAGACCTTCTTATATTGCTTAATGCGCTCTTTTTGAGCCTTGGGGTCTAGTTCTTCTGCGTCTTCATCAGCAACTTCTAGCTTCTCAACGACATCTTTAGGCATCGGTTTTTGATCCCGATCCTCTGGAGGAGTGTCATCCTCGATGATGTACTCGACTTCATCTAAGGGTTTACCCTTATCTTCTTGTTCATCGGGGAACTTAAATTCTTCTTTTTCAAACTCAGCCATGATTTAGCTCCTATATAAATTTACGGGATATGCCACGAGGATCCTGAACAACGGCTTCAACTGAGTCGTCATTAATGATCCTGAACTCCCGACCATGTATTACTAGGCGGGTACCAGCATTTGGTCTAACTAAAATAAAGTCGCCTTCTTTACACCAAACACCACTTGGGAATCGAGTCGGGTCTTTATAACAGTCAGGTCCAAGAGCCACCACAAATAACACTGTGGTTAGAATCTCGTCCTTCTTTATTAGGTCATCAGGCTTAACTAAATCAGAACCTTCAAACTTTTCTTCTGTTTCTGGGATCGCACACAAGATGCGGTAGCCAGATGGAATTGGAAGCTGGCGAGCTTTTTCTTCTATGGCTTTGGCAAAATCTACTGCTCCTATTACTTGCGGTTTATCGGGGTTTGTGCCGATAAGGATTTCACTCATCAGAATGCTCCATGGTTTGTTTAAGGTCTAATATTTCCTGCTTTGCAAAGAGCAGACCTTTGATCTCTCCACAAATTTTTTGGTACTCGGCAAAGTCTTTGGCTTGGCCGGAAGCTACCCAGTCTCGCTTTTGAACGACACTTTTATCTAGTTCTATTACTAAAACGTCTAATGGTTCCATTACTCAGTTTTCTCCTTAGTAACGTCTTTACTGCGGGTTTGCTGCATGCGGAATTGATCTTTAGTTTTGGCTATGTCAACCCCAAGTTTTACACCTTCTAACTCTTGTTTAGCACTTAAATCAGCTCTATCTTTTGCTACCTTAGCTCCAACTTGCATGCCAGCAATCTTCTCTTGAGACATGATTCTTTCTCTCTCAATATCAAGTTGATCAGCTTTAGCGGTTGCATCAGCAATAAGCTTACGGTTCTTAATATCAACCTCGGCTTGTTTGATAGCCAACTCTTGCTGCTGTAACTGGATAATTGGGTCTTGCTGTGCCTGAGCATTTTGTTGAGCTTGGGCCTCTTGCATATTGCGCTGTAACAACTGTTGAGAAGCTTGTGCTGCCAATTGCGATACCCGAACTTCGAGTTCTTGTGGCATAACTTTCTCGTCAGAGTCATCTTCATCTGGATGGAACGGCAACTCGATACCCATCTGCATTTCCATTTGCTTGCGGTACTCATAAGCAATGTGCTCGTTAACGTGAGCCATCATAGCTGCTTGCATAGCTTGTGCCTGTGGGTTTTGCCCAACCAACTGCATGATTTTTGGATCTTGCATAGCAGACATATGGGTTGTTATATGTGCTTGATGGTCTTGGTAGTAGAACGCCTTAACTGGCTTCATCATGAGAATGTTCTGATTCTCAGTGATTGGGTCCTCTGGCTTTTGGTCCTCGGGCAGTTTAACCAGCTGTTGAGCATTTTTAATACCCAACACGTCTAACATTTGACGGTGTAGCTTAGGCATGTTGTAAATCTGAGGTGCGCCTTGCGCTAGTTGTAACACGGCTTGATACTGCGTAATCTTCTGAGCCATTGTTGCAGCGTTTGGATCACTGACAGGAATCACGTCTATATTGTCATAGTCGCTCTTCTTGGCACGTGGGCTGCCTTCAACTGGCTCGTAAGTATAAGTATCTGGAGTGTAATCACGAATGATGTCACGAAGTAACCGAAGCTCCTCTTTAAATGAGTAGTGGATGCGGGCTTGTACAGCGGACATTACTTTTAATGTACGCTCCAGAATTGCTAAAGTTGTGCCCACAGGTGCTTGCGCACTCATGTCACTAATTTTCATATCTGCTGCAGATGCGAAGCGACGGCCTTCTTCAATAATTTGATTCATCAATTGAGCCAGAACCTGACTAGGCTCTTTATATGGCAGAGGCATCACATTGTCACGCATCGTGCCAGAGGGCACGTCTACGTCACGGAACTCTCCGGGTGCTATCGGTGTATCGTCACCTTTAATTCGCAGTCCACGGGTCTTAAAGCCACCAGGCAAGTTCGCCAATGATCCGGCATCAACGAGTTGGCGGAGGATACTAGTACCTGATTTAGCAAAAGCCCCGATGAGGTGAATAAGACCAAAGCAATAGAAACCAAAACCGGGAATATAACCGTAATGCACAAAATGTGAACGCTTCTTTTTATGCTCATCTTCTGGTCTCCAATTGCGACGAATAGCAAGAACAATACCGTTTGATTTGTCGATGGTAACAATATACGGTAGTGCTATACCCGTAGGTTCTCCATCTTCTTTGTCTTCATAGCCAGGCAAGTCAAGATCAACTTGCATTTCAAGGATTTTATACCGATCGTCTGTAGTGGCCCTAAAGCCCATCTTCTCAGCAATCTTCTTCTCAACTTCATCAAATGAGTCTACAGGATCTGGTAACTCAATATCTCTATAGAACCCTGCGACTTGTAGTTTGCGTAGCTCGTTAGGGGTCTTACGCATCACATGCGTGACCCGTGGCGACGTAGCTAGATCAGTAGCACCGTAAGGAACAACTAAGTCCTCTGCCGGTACAAACATAGATACCTGACGACCAATACTTGGATCGTAGTACACCTTCTTAAATGCATTACCCGATAAACCCAAGCCCCATAACATGCGCTCATGTTCAGGTCGGAATTCTTGCATCACATCTGTTAACTGATAATTCATATCATCAGCAACACGCTCAGCTGCGTCTTTCTTTTCTTGTGTCTCTTTACCAACGATCTGTGTCTTTACTGGACCTGCTGCTGGAAACGTTTCCATGATGGTCTCAGCTTGGAACTTCACAAGTGCTTCAGATAACAGTGGGTGATATACACCGCATGCACCTTCCCAAGGCTCGGTGCGCTCTTCAATCTTCATCCCTAATAACTGAATACCATCAACGTAGGTCTGCATCCAGTCTTTGCGAGAGCCAATATCTTCATCAAAGTCACCAACTAAGTCTGATGCTAGGGACTGTAGGTCGCCATCACTCATGTACTCTGCTAGATTGGCATCAAAATCTTCATCGCTTGGCTCTTCTTCCTCAATCCGTAGGATGGGCATGCCATCAATACCAATCTCCACTGACTCGGGATCTTCAATCTCGATCTCAAGTTCTGGCCCTTCTTCCATCATTGGAAGCGCTCCTAAACCCAGTGGGGCCTGTGATAGTGATTTATCTATTGCCATATATTTACCTATACGTTGTAGTAGCCTTTATGCCTAGATGACTTAAATTGTTTTGGTTCGTCTTCATAGTCAGACTCCAATTGTACAAAGCCACCCCTTCTATATCTTAGTAACGCCTGAGTCATTGAGTCCACCAAGTCATCATGATCTCCACTTGGAAAACTTGCAACTTCTTCTACTAACTCTTCTGCCCAATGCGTATTAGGAACCCAAACTCTCCCAGATGCAAATATATCAGCAACTGCGTTCAAACGGGCAATTTTATCGCTCCCTTTACTTGGAACATATTCCTGAACAGGTATACCCATAGCTCGTAACTCGAACACTAGAGGGGCTCCGGAGGCTTTTGCCTCAACAATAAGTGCATCAGGTTCCCACTCTTTATAGTGTTCCATAGCCTTTTGCTTTAGTTCTGGAAACTCCATGCGTTCTTTGAAGGAGTTGAGCAATATTATGTTTGGTACCTCAAGCCCCCTACTATTAGCTTGGTAGAACACCCCCCAAGTAGTACAAGCACAGTAGTCTGACCGCTGGGTCTTAAGGAACGCCGTATCCCAGCTCTGTATAGTGAACTCACACTGGGGTGGGTACTCATGCTCCCAGATCTGCCACCATTCCCGTTTCACAATAGCACTAACATCTGATGTGGGCGCCTGCATATACTGCGCCATCCACTTAGCGTTTGGTAGTTCCTGCTTTAGCGCAGTTAACTCAGCCAGACTCCAGAACCCAGGCCACAGTGGCTCTTCATCAGGCAGGATCGCAGGGAACTCAATGACTTCCCACTCTTCACCAGAGCGCTGTTGGGCTGCCTTTACAACCTGAGCAGTCAAGTCCTTTTTACTCCACCGGGTCATCACGATGATGATTGAGCCTCCAGGCTGGAGACGCTGCCGTGGACCAGATGTATACCACTCGTACGTTTTGTCGTACACGTCCGGGTTACTCTCAGCTAGAGTTGCCTCTTGTTCTGAGTGCGGATCGTCAATGATGAGGATATCAGCGCCTTTACCAGTAACCGCTCCGCCAACACCGATTGCAAAGTAATCTCCGCCCTTATTAGTCGCCCAACGACCTGCTGCCTTTGAATCTGCCTGAAGCCCGACCCCCGGAAATATTGACTTGTATACGTCTGAGTCGACCAAATTACGGACTTTCCGTCCGAAGCCCACAGCAAGCTCAGCGGTATGGGAGGTTTGAATAACCTTCTTCTCTGGAAATTTACCAAGAAACCAAGCAGGAAGGAGGTAACTAGCAAATTCAGATTTTGTATGACGAGGTGGCATATTAATAATAAGTCTTTTGCATTCTCCTCTTGCGACTCTTTCAAACGCTGATGCCATTTCTTCATGATGTGCTCCTTCTATAAAGCTAGGCCATGCTTTTTTGACAAAAGCCATGAAATGTTCTTGTGCAGAGTCCTGTTCTTCGTCAACTACCGTGGTATCTAGGTCTTTGTACCAAGTTCTGAGCTCCGATTCACCCATATGATCCAAATTTTTGTCCAAAAACTCTAGTTCAGCGATGGTTAGCCGCTTTTTTGGGGGGTTTTGGGTGGCTGATGTGCTCATTTTTCTTTAACTTCGACGTCTACAACTTCATTTTGGTTATTTTTTAGTTGTGCTAGGCGGTTTTCTGTCTTACTTTTGTTATCTAGCTTCTGCATTTGCATTAATTGAGCAATCCGCTCTTTAATTGCAGCCTTTAACTCGTCGCTAGTCTTATGTGTAATGGTGATTTCAGAGCGTTCAGTGAACAAATCCGATGCTTTTCCTAGTAATTCCAAGGCTTTAAGCGCAGTTTTGTTGTCCTCGTCCTGACTAATCTCCATCAAGCGGTTGACTACAACTGTTCTAACCTGAATTTTATCCGCAACAACTTGCTTCTCGTACTCAGATATATAGTCACCAAGTTTTAGGGCAACGCCTACGGTCTTTAAGGCATTCTTCTCTTCTGGGCCAGCTTCTGTATTTTTTTTAGAAGCATCTTCCATCTGAGCAAACATCTCTTTTGCCTTTTCTGCTTCTTCGGGGGTGACGTTCTCTTCGATACCGAGCTCTCTTAATAAGAGTGCAGTGTTCCCAGCGATCTTAGCTCGCTCATGTAGATCCCTGCCGTTTTGCGGTTGGGCTAATACTGGTATAGT